TAAATACATAATCTTTCTCATACATAACTATTTTACTTTTTCAATTTCTTTAATTAGTGCTTTGAGGCTCTCTGCATAGTTTGGAGCAGTAGCATAACCTGCCTTTGCTACTTCCTCGGCAAACTTGTAAGGGTCTGCTTTGACCTCCAATGCTTTGGCGTATCGTTTGTTTCTAAAGAAAAAATTAGCATGGTCTGTAAAACACTCTTCAGGGGTGGCATACTTCATAAACCAATCTTTAACTTCATACTTGTATTTTCCGTCTGTACGCTTGGTGATACTAATCACTTCAGGGAATTTGCTCTTTTCATTAGGTGTGGTGAGTACCTCTGTTGTTCTTAGGAGTTGTTTTTTCTCCTTGGGAGTGCTACCAACAAGGCTCTTAGGCACTTTTATACCAAAGAAGTTATTCCCTATAGGACTTTCCCCCCATGCACTCTCCAAACCTGCCTGAGCAAGGATAAAGAGATGAGAAATACCTGTCTTACGCTCGCTTTCAAGGGCTACTGGCTTGTAGGTTTTGATAAAATTAATCTGTGTTTGGTTCATGGTCTTCTGTTTTAGGTTCGTTTGTTTTTGTTCCGTTTATTTCATCAAAGAAATCTTTTAATTTGCCCTCTCGTTCATAGTTATAGAGAGCTTTCATAACGAATTGAGGAGGAAACTTCCCATTTGTAAGGATAAATGCGTTCTTTAGGATTTTACTCACTGGATATAGTAATGTAGTGAGTTGTACTACACTTTTAAATATCTTACCCATTTCAGATTCATCAAGAGGAATGCTAAGCAAGGATAAGGAAATATAAACAACAGCTATGATAAAGACCATTGTTGCGTTTTTGACAAGAGCGTCCTTGATATCAAAAGTTCCCGCTTTAAAATGATACACTCCTCCTACCAAAGCATTGAGTAATAGTGCTGTACATATACCTGCATAAAAGAACTCATTTTTGTCTTTCCACATAGAGAAATACGAGTACAGCATTAACAAAGGAATACTCTTGAAAAAGGCAATAAAGAAGTAATATACTCTATCTCTAAGGTGTATCTTATCGTCAAAGTAGAATAGTAGTACCACAGGAGTTGCCCATATAGCCACCTTCATTTTAGCTTTTAAAAACCATTGTAAAAGTTTATTCATAGATTTAGAATTAATTATTTAATCATTGTCCCCAAAACCACCATATACCCCTTACTTTGAGGTAGTCAAGGTTGCTTTGGTTGTTGTAGGCTTCCCTTTCAAAGATGATATTGCGGTAAGCCTTATCCCAATTGCGATAGCGTATCAGCTTGATAAGAAAATCAAGGAAATACCAAATACAGAAAGGGAGTACCAGTAGTTCCTTTTGCTGTCGCAAGTGGATACGTTCGTGATTGATAAGCTCTTTGTCAAACTTATCATTTTCATTACGAACGAAGATGAAAGGATATAGGGTGATTGCCCTATACCCTTTTGGCACGAGAAACCTATTTTTCCTTACCATTGGCTTTTGGTTTTTCAGTGCTTTCTCCTTTGATAAGAGCCAAGCAAGTCTCGTGTATATGCTTAATCAATTCAATATCCGATGGTTGGAAATTGGTGTATTGCATATTGAAATCGTGCTCAGTTACAGTTCCTTGGATTGGCACAATATAATTACCCGATTCATCTTTTAGAGAAGCCGAGAAAGTCACAAAGTATGGTTTTTGGTCTTTCTCAAATTCGTAAGAGTAAATAATGTTTACTCCATGCGCTTCTTCTTGCGCTGAGATACTTGTTTTTTGTTGAATGATTTGCATGATATATAAATTTTAAGTTTAATAACTTGGGTATGTGTATTCTTTATCTTTAGAACTATCCCTATATAAAAGCCTATGTTTTATAGGTGTATTTTTACCAGCAGGGTATATCCAAAAACCAATATGAAAATATGTAAATACTACTATCTCAAGAACTTTTATTTTGTATTCTTGACTATATTGTCTTTTCCAAACACACATTCCTCCAATGTCTATATAACAACCTTGATCATCGTGTGTATCATAAAACCCATATTTTTTACCTATATAATCCGAGTTAATAGTAAATCCTCCTATTGTTCCACTTGTAGCACTGATTGCTCCTGTAAAACTCCCACTTGTAGCGTTAATTTCTCCTGATATATTAGCCTTTGTAGCATACAGCGTGCCATCTTGCATAACCATAAAAGGCGCTCTTTTTCTATCTGTATAATTACTACCTGCCCAAAATCGTATATCATTATTAGCAGCTCCTACACCTGTAACACCCGCTTGAACTCCTAAACTATTCCCAAGTATCATAGTGCCTGTTGCCATAGCGTTCCCTACTGTGTAAGTGTCGCTTAGGAAGTTGGTTTTGTTGACTAACTTTGAAACATTGGTATCTGTTCTTTGTCTATTTTGTGTTTCAACGGCTATAAGCGCTCTTGCATTATTGATAGCAACCTGTAAGTCTGTTTGAATGTTAGCTACTTTATTCTCAATATCTTCAGGAGCGGGAGACCAGTCAGTGGCTTTGTTACCTATTTCTATCTTTGGCAACCCTAATTTTACACCTACAGCATTACATTGAATGTGTAGACCTGTAGAATTTATGCTTTGAATTGTTTTCCCCGCTTGCAACATGTGTGTTAGTGAAAATCGCCCTTTGTAGCTCTTTCCTAAATCAGCTTCTGAAACAGACTTCCAAGCGTGTATGTATTGTTTAGAATTATCTGTATAAGTGACAACGAATTCATATCCTAATCTTCTATTTCCTAATGCTATAAGTTTAGAATACTCTATATATACAGATACCGTAACTAAATTATTTGTGTTAAGAGCGGCTATAAGTTCATTGGATACACTCATAGTATTATTAAAAGATGAGTTTATCATAACATTAGACCCTACAATATAATTCCTGCCTCCTACTTGCAACTCATTCACCTTTTGTTCGGCAAATGTTTTAGCTTGCTGGAGGTTCTGTTGAAGTTGCAATATACGTGATTGTTGCTCAGCTGTTAAAGCTATTCCTGCCTGCTTATTAGCCTCTGCTATTGCTTGTGCTTTAGTTAGTTCTGATTGCGCTCGTGTATAGGCTTCTGTAGCTGTTTTTGCGATAGATATAGACTGTTCACGTGTTTGTTTTTCTTGTTCTATTCTACTTTCTACATCTTCAGGAGCAGGTGTCCAATCAGTAGCTTTGTTGCCGCGTTCGAGCTTTATCCATTCTATGGTGCTATCTATGATAACATTATTGTGTATAGTGAAAATATATAACTTCTTGTTACTTGCCGTATGAACTCCTGATTTCACTTTCCAATTGAATGTTTTTTGATAAAAACCGTTTCCTTTATTTTCTAATTCAGAAAGCGTTACTTCACCACCGCTATTGTATAAACCAAAACATAGTTTACCTGCTCCTAATTGACCTTTGAGCGTTACGGTTACAGTTTCCCCTTCTTTTAATTCTGTAGTAATATCATAAGCAGTAATGAGATAGCTATTATTTGTTATTTTTATGCCACTATTTTTTAATAAGTTTCTCCCACCTACTTGTATATTGCCCATCTGGTCATTAGAGTACTGTTTTAACCTACTCTCCAATGAAAGCAAATCAGGATTAACAAACTGCTTTATTTCTGTCTTGTTTCCGTCAGTGATACGTAAATTGGCTTTGATAATGATTTCATTATCTAAGAGCAGGATATACTGCTCTCCATTTCCTGAGCTGATTTTATTGGTTACTAATTGCCCGCCTGTAATCTCGGTAAAGCCATTGATTTGGGCTATTCCTCGCTCTCCGTCGTACTCAGAATTGACTGTGGCATATAGGAAGTGGTAAAAACCTGCTACTTCTTCCATGCCTATCTTGTTCTCTGATAAAACAAACTGAGCGGTCTCAGCTGTTTTGCTCGCTTTGATGTATAGGTAATAGGTTTTAGCCTTATCGTCTAATCTTCCTGATACAAAGGAAGAAACATACCAATACTTATAATCAGCTGCGGAGTGGCTTGGCTTGATGTCAGTTGTACCAAGTGTGTAATGTTTTATCCACCCACTACCTGCTTTGATTTGCTTTGTTGCTTTATCGAAATAAAGACTATGAGGCACAGTGATAGGGTTAGTCTTATTGGCAACAAAGGCAAACTGTCCTGCCTTATTACCCACCAAAGCCATCATTGTTTGCACCGTGGCAGGAATAATGCTCTTGGTATATTCAGGAAACGCTTCTTCTACCTGCTTGATTGTCTCTAAGGCATTACGCCAACTTCTTTTAGTCTCGGATATAGCTTTCTTATTCATTTCTCCAAAATATACCTCTTGATTTT